CATAATCCCCGATACCTGTAAAACCGGCAGCTTTTGCCATGGCTTTCAACTCTTTCCGGTCAACTTTGTCCGTAAGCCTGATGTCGAAGGCTTTGCCTTCCAGATGTTGTGACTTTGGCGCGCCGCCCACAGCCTTGTTATATGCAACAGAACGGTAAGCTGAATTGATAATGAGAGGAACGCCCATAATATCCCGAAGCGTTTGCAGGCAATCCAGGGCTTCCTCGTTCACCACGATCAACCCATCGCCTTTACAAGCGATCTCTTTAGGGGAGAATGAAGGCCAGCGCCAATCGGTCAACTTTGTGTAATGGACTTCACGCATTATCTTGTTTCCCTGCTGCCCAGAGGTAAGCACCGCCGAAGGCCGCTGAAATCGTGGTAGGGAATGCCAAAAACGCAACAACATCTTCGGTGTCCATCCAGCCTGCTATGCGGCAGAGCAACACAACATAACCCCATATAAGGAAATTTATAGCGCTGTAGTAGGCGAGTTTACGCCGGTTGTAGAGAGGATCATCGTCGTGTTTTTTAGGGGCGATCATCGATCGGCTTTCTTGTCTATCTTGTCTGATATTTGCTGGAACAGCTGGCGGATTTCTCTGAGGTCGGCTTTATAGTCATTACGGAATTCGGAGATAACCGCTTTAAATTCGTTGTCTGTAGCTTCAAGTCTTTCAAGGCGGTTAGCGGTGTTGACGGCCCAGGTTATGCCCGAGACAACAATGCACACAGTCGTAAGAATATGCCCTACGGATATATGTGGATCGAATTTCACCCCTAGAAATGCCTTTTCTTGCGACATAGTTCAGTCCTTCATAATATAACCAAAGATTGAATTGTTGGCTAGTTTTCGTTTGTTACGTCCGGCGGTAATGTATCATCTTTCTCGTTGTTTTGCCTACGATCTTCATCGGTTCCCAGAATGTTGTTGGTGATGTAAGTGCGTAGCGCATCTTCTATCTTTGAAGCGTTTTCTGTTGTTTGACGGAGCATTAATGTTTCGGACATTTGAGGATCTAAGATCATATCGATCATGAAATCTTTAATAGCTTGCTGGCTGTTATCTGGTAGCCAAGACGCGGCCAAGTTCAATATCCGGTTTTGTTTGAAGTTTTGGGCGAGGATTGCTGACAAGGTGGTGGTTGTCCTTTGAGCATTCGCCCCGATAGGTTGCGTATCAGAGCCGATAGTACCCTTAACGCGCTCTTGTCGGCTAGTGATTTCCAGTTGATTACGAACTTTGTCGAGATTGCGTAGTTCTTTTGAATTTGCACCATAAACGTCCTCAAGCACGTCACGTACGTTACCATCGTTCAACGTGCTTATAATGTCGTCCAGTTCGCCAAAACTCGGTTTTTTACTAGCTGTCTCCAAAGTTCGTCCCGTGGCCGCTTTGGAATTTAGCACTTTCTTTCGCATCCACGTTTTGATCGCGTCTTTAACACCGTTCGTGGCTTCGCCTGTTGTGTCTTTTTTAGCTGCGGCACTGATTTGACGCATACGTTGGCGGGGGTTGCTGCCTTCGAGCACCTTGCCTACTTCTTCATACGGATCTTCTTTGCCTAAGAAATTTCCCAAAGCTGATTCATTGATCTCTTTTTGTGTCGCTTTGACTTTCGCTGTTTTGGTTAATATCTCTTCTTCGATCTTTTTCTTTACACCACTTTTGGCGCGGATACGGTTGAGCATTTGGTTCACTTCTTTGCGTACTTCGGGACGCCCATCAAGGATCTCGCTGATATCCTTGTTTTTCATCCATAATTCGATACGCTCAGGTGTCAGTTTACCTTTAACTGAATTAGCGAGATCGCTTACCAGCCAGTCTCTCGCAGCTGTTTCCACGCCTTCCGGGTCGGCGACTTCCCCGACTACGCGATTGAAGTCGGCTACGCGTTCGCGTGCTCCGGCGCCGCGTCCTAGATATTTACTACCTACTTCAGTGTCGGGGATCGGACGACCTGAATTTTCAGCTTGAGTAAGTTTACCGCCCACCCCCTGCCGGAGTAAAGGGGAGGCTGTATCTTTGAAATATTGATTGGCTTCACCCAAACGACCGGCGGCTTCTACCGCCGCAGGGTCAGAAGAGTTTGCAAAATTATCAATTTGGTTGTTCACAAGGTTTTTAAACTGAGTTAACGTTTCTACACGGGCGCCCTTATTGGCGGCTTTCGCATCCGCAATAGCCCCGGAAATACTGGTGCGCAGGTTGGAAAGATAATCAAAGCTCATGGTCGTAGGTTCTTTGGGGTTCATAACACGCCCTGTGTCACCATCAATGATATCTATACGTTGTGTGTCAGGTGTTTGAGGTCTTACGCGCTCAAGCTCTACTTTTATATTTGCAGGCAAACCTGAATCAACCGCGCCCGGTTTTTCTTTTATGTTATCAACCTGAGCCAAGAAGTCGGTGCTATCGGAGACCAAGCGGCCTTCAGGATCTACGCGATTGGTGTCATACAGTTCATTCTTGGTCTGCATGACCTTTTGGCGAACCTCGCGCGACCCCTCAGCTATCCGCTCGGACGCGCTCGGGCCTGCCGCCCGCTGCGCATCCAACTCATCGGTTTGAGTTTGGATACGTCGGTCTATCTGTGCTCCACGTCTTTCGGATTGCGTTAAGTCTGCCCGTACGGGAGCGAGTATTCGCTCCGCTTCAGCGCGCGCTGCCGCAGCTATGGCATCGCGGTTTTCGCCGTTCGGTACAGTGCGTTGCGTACCTTCGTCAAACATTCTCACCGTGGTTTCTGCATTTTCCTGCTGGCGTGCCACCATCTTAGGATCTTGTGCTGTGCCTCTTTGAAGTTGAAGCAGGCCTATATCTTTAGAAGCTTCCGGCCCGGTCGGTACAAACCCGTCGGCCGGATCGATGCTCTGTTGTGTCGTCCTGATGTTCCGGGCGGCTTTTTCAGGATCCGATGCCGACTTCATAACTAGTTTTTCGGCAAGTTCTTTTTGTTTTACAGGGTCTGATTTGGTGCGCAAAACTTCGCGCACTGTGTTCCCTGCTTTCAAGGTGTTCACTATGCCTTTGGCCGCAAGCTCCGCCGCGGGCGTCTCTACACCGACTCTGAGGCGCCGGGTAAGGTTGTTGTCCTCAGGTGTTATATCGGTCGGGGAGCCTTGGAAAATATCTCCGATTGTCGAAGCCTGGTCCGGATCTGTCACCAGCATATCCGCCAACGCCGCCGCACCTGTTTTCAAAGCGTTTGTCGCCCACCGCGCGTATCTTGGTGCATCTTTGACTGCGTTCGGCATTATGGAGGCCCCGGCTAAAGCAGCGGGTGCGTACTGCGTAACTCCTTGCACGATCTCACCCGTTATACCTTCTTGCCGGATTTCAGGTAGGTTGTTTATAAAACTGTCGATCATCGGGCTTCGTTGACTCCCCAGGGCTTCCGCGATATCCGCAGGTAGGCTTGCTACGCCTGCAACCGCATTACGGACGCCGCCTGTAACAGCTCTAACGCCGCCGCCAAAGGTCTGGGCTATATTGATCGGAATAGCTTCATAAAGAGGCATTTGTCTTAATTCCTGCGGTGTTTTAGACACAGGAGCTTCGAAATACGTCTGGCCGGATGGTTCGCGTTTCAAACCCAGCAGAGATGAAATCACCTCATCGGTTTGAGGCGCCGGTTCGAGTGCAGGCACCGCGGCGCCTACGACAGGATCATTACGCCAACTCCCTGTGGAAGATACTGCCGGTGTTGTGCCGACTATAGGATCATCCCGCCAGCCCATTATCGTTTCGTCCTTTGGTTGCCTTCAGGGTCTATATACTGCGTTCCCGGTGCTAGAGCCTCGTACTCGGCATCACTTGTAATACGGGTAGGTGTTGTCGGGTTCGCCGGTCCTATACTGTTGTTGCTACCGGGTATTTGCGATGTCCAGATTCCTTCTACAGCTTTGAGAAGTTCTTCTTGTATCTCTGGATTTCCTTGGCGAATAATCGCCCTTGCTTTCTGTTCGAGCTGTGCTTTTTTCAGGCTCCGGTTCTCCGGGGTGTCACTCGCCAGAGGAGTTAGCTCGGCATACCCACGTTGGTCTTCTTCCTTATTTCTAGCTGCACCTGTTTGTAAGTATAAAAAGTTCATAACGCCGTTAATCGCCGCGTTGATGGTTTGATCTTCTTTGTTGATAAAACCGGCTCGTTGAGCCATATCGGTTACGAACGGATCATCGCCGAACATAGCTTTAACCGCTAAATTAGCCCCGCTGCTCGATTTACCGCCGTTGTACGCGTTCGTAAGGACAGCGATGCCTGGCGCCATAACGCTCGCATTGATTGCTACTTTACTTTGTTGCTCGGTCAGGGGTTTCCCACCCGCACCTGGCCTACCGTAGTTGACCACAGTGCCATCAGGATTGGTCACGGTGAAACTAGGTGTTGCGTTTTGTGTATCGAGGAACTCTGTGAAACCCTTGTTATTTTGCCCGTACTCGAAATTCTGGATGTCCGCTGTACCAAGGTTCGTCTCGGCCAGATCACCGAGCGTCGCTGTGTCGCGTGTTGCGCCAAGAGCTTGTGCCAATACTTGGTCCGGTGACAAGAACGTACCTGTCCCGGCTGCGGCATTGGTGATCCGTTTCTGTGGATCTGTTACGCCCCGGTTGGCGCCTTGGGCTTCTGCTGCCAGAACCATGTCGCTGATATTCTCGGGTTTCAGATACCCCGCTGCTATCATTTGGCGGATTTCCGGCGTCAGTATATCGGTAGGCGCCACAGGGGGTCGCATCGCCGGTGCAGGAGGTTGTTCGAAGAACTGGGCACCGTTTGGTGGGGTCGTATTGGTAGGCGCACCGGTTAAATTAGCGATCAGATCACCAAAAGGATCCGGAGCTTTCGGAGCAGGTATATTTTTCCCCATTGTCATCGGGTTGGGCGGCGTGCTCGGCATAGGTGGAAGTTGGCTCACGTCCAGCGGTTGATCGACTGAATCCAGCGGTTGTATCTGGTCGTAAGGGAGCACCATGGCAGGATTGCGCCCTTGCCCTTGTGGACCTACGTTAAAAGGATTGAACTCGGGCATAGGTGCCATAGTCGGTTCAGTTTGCGGGCCTTCTAGGAACTTCAGTATGTTATCAAGTTCGATCTGGCTCTTCGCTCGGGAGATCGCTTCAGTCGCTGCTTTCGCACGATCCAGTCCTGCCGATGCCTCGGCCTGACCGATACGCGCAGGGTTATACGCTTCATCCAGTCCGTATTTCTTTTGTTCAAGATCGAACTGCTGCTTTTTTAAATCCATTTCCTCTTGTTTGGCGCGCATCTCGGGGTTCCCGAAAGCAGCACCGACGAGGGCTTTAGCGGCATCTGACCATGGTGTTATCGTCATACACTGACCCCTACCGGAAGTTTCTTGGCTTGCGCCGGTGTAATGGTCGGGACTGCGGTGCGTCCTGCATCCCATCTGATACCTGTGACGGGATCAGTGCCGCCCCACCATCCAGCTCCGGCGCCCGCACCGTAACCTGCGTTGGTGATCTGGCCCAGTGCACCAACCATATCGGCTATAGCCAGTTTATCATCTCCTGCGCGTGCCGCGGCTGCGGTGTCTGCTTGCAGGTTGTTCAGCCCGCCTTGTACGAAACCGGCTTGGGTGTTGATCTTGTTGGTGTTGCGACTAAGCGCGATGTTCTGACCGAGGTTGGCATCACCGTAAGCCCCCAGACGGGCGGCTGCTTCCGCGGCATTGGCGTTCTTGTCGATCGTGCGGTCTTGTGATTGCACGATGGCTTGTTTAACCGCGCCGGATGCCTCACCTTGTCCGGGTAGCAGGACGCGCTGGTTGAACGAAGGCTGGTTCGCCGATGTACGGCGCGCTATTGCTTCGATCATACGCTGCTCGTCGCTATCTTCACTGGTTTGCTGGATGGAATCCTGAAAACTTGCATTAGCGATATTGCGGCGTTCCGCGATATCTTGATTGAATTTATCTTGCGCGGCTTGCGTAGATTTGTTGACTTTATTTACGCCATCATTCTGGAATTTGCTTTGCAACAACCCCGTTGCAGCTGTTATGGCTAGGGAGACTGGATCGCACATATAACCTCCTTAAACCGTTGTAACGCGGGACGAGCCCGAACCGCTGGCCGGTGTGATGCTCGCTGTAGGGCTGGCCGCAAACAATCCGCGTCCTTTCGTGGCTACGTTCGAAAGATTTTCCAGATTGGTTGCTGTGTTGAACACGAAATTACCTAAAGCATCGAAAGTAGGCGGCGCGTTTAGAAGCGCGGCTTTGTTGGCGGCGGCTGTCGCGGCCGCACTCGGATCTTCTGTAGCGTTTAACTGCGAAAGCAAGTTGGAGCGGGTGTTTTCCAGATCCGTACGCCCTTGGTTTGCGAAACTCGCAGCTGCGTTCTGGATGTCGCGCTCGTACCGGGCACGTTCTTCGTTCAACTGACGTTGGCGGTTTGCGGCTTCCGAAGATTGAAGCAAACCGCCGCGGGACAGCGCGTAAACCAGTTGTTTTTGCGCATCTTGGAATTGCTGGTCCAGAGTAGGCATGGCGTTGTTAACATAAGCTGTTTGTCTGCCTGCGAAATATTCGTCATTAAAAGGTGCGAGAGCTGCGTCAATAGCGGAAGTGCCTTGCATGATGTTGGCGCGGCGTGCGGCCTCTCTTGCAGCTTGTTGCTCTGCGGCAATCTGTGCACTATTATCCTTTTTAGGTTTACTCATGGGACTCCCCCTCGAACATGATATCTTTGCTGTAATTACCGCCTACGCAAGTGTACCCTAAGCGCTCGTAAAAAGCACCAGCCTTTGTGTTGGCTGTGGACACATCAAGACGTACTTTTATGAAATTCTGCCCCGCCTCTTTACCGCGCTCGATAGCCCATTCCCGGTACGCTGATTCCAGTGTAGGTGCCGCTCTCGACCCCCGGTGTTCTTGTTTGACGAAAAACCCCATGTCCGCTGCCTGTAACAACGGGCTAAATAGGTAACAGAACACAGACCCCATTATAGCGCCTACGATCTCTCCTTCTTTTTCATAAAGGAAAAGACAGTATTGGTTGTGTTGTGGTAACGCGATTTTCAGGAAATTTTCATACATCTCGCGGCAAAAAGGAACGTTTTTATAATCACCTTCCGGGTGCATAATTTCCGCAAGGTCCGCGATTTTAGGAATATCTTCGAGTGTTGCTGCCCTGATCATCCTGCCCACGTCGTCTCGTAATGCACCACGATTTTAGAAAGCTTGGCCGGTCCGTCCCCTTGGTGGACGAATTTCATTTTTAAAACAGGACTGTATTGCTGCATCGCCAGGTTCATAGCGCCGACCGACGTTTTATAGAGCGTGGCGGTCTTGACCCAGGTATTTGGTTTTTTCGGGTTGGTGTTCAAATACACATCCCATTTCCCTTCGAGGATAACATCAAGACCTGACCATCTTTTCCAGTGGCCGATCGTACGGGCATCCAGATAAGGCATCTCGACCACGACTTCTTGTGCCGTGTATTCATCGTTATCATCGCCGCCGAGTAAGTAGATCACGTCTCCCGAGCGAGCATAAACCCGCCCGTTCAGTGTTGTGTAATCCGTGATAACAAACCCCGGTTTATAGGTGGACCATGCTGATATTTTAGAGGTCGAGAAAAAACTGAATACATACTCGGTATCGTCAAGCGCCGACATATAACGACCGTCACGGGGTTCTATGACCCCTGTTGCGGCTGTGACTTCATCATCCGTTAAAGTCAACATCTGGGCCAGCACGATATCGTCAATAGGGGTGCCCACATCCGTTACACTTGCGGCGTTGGATGAATCCCGCGCGCGCATGGACCGATAACCGCTGTCCGAAAGATAGAACAAGTCGAGGTCACCGAAACTTTTAATAGTTTTAGGCGAACGTGTCCCCGTATTATCGAGAATTTGCAGCTGCACATTCGCTCCGGGGTTGGCGTCCACCGCCCATATCTGTGTCGAATTCCGGCTGAAAATAGCAACACTGCCTTGGTACACGCCAAGGCCGGTGATCGGTTCATCGTTGGCGCTTTGCGCGGCCATGTCTATAACGCCGGAGCCTGTGTTGACTTCATCGCCTACGGTATTATCCCGCCAGAGGGCGGCGTTGGCGACTACGGAGAACAAGATGTTCGTACCAGCGCCCGCGTACATCTTGTTCTTATGTGTGAGGATAACCGCAGCTTGTTCGTTGGTGACAGGAGAGGAGCCGTAAACGTTGTCGTCAATGGTAAAGGTGAACTCATCCCCTGGGTCGAACGTGCCGCCCAGTGTCACTGTTGATATCTGGGGTTGCGACACTCCTGCGGCTTGTGTCTGCGCTACAACTGCGCTTTGATCATCTACCGAACCTCCTTGAACCGCTGTCGCAGTCACATCGAAAGTATCATTGTCTTCGATACCTGTGATCGTGATGACGTTTCCCGTAACACTTAACGTTGCTACGGGGTCGTCAACTGCGTCACCAGCTAGAGAAAGTGCGACACCGTTCAGGTTAGTTTGGGTTGCGCGGACCAGCCCTATGTACCAGTCTCGTACTCCCGCTCCGTTGTAGAAGTGGTAAACCTTATCGTCGTTAAACTCCGCAATGACATAAGGTTTGGCTTTAAACACTTCCGCCTGTGCAACGCGGACCATAGCTCCGTTATCCGGGTTTTGCAGCCTTTGGTACGTAACTCCCGTAGGCATCCCTCCTGGTGTTGTGATCGACCCGAAGACATAAAGGGTGTTACTGGCTGCGATCAGCCCGAAAGTACCGGCGGGAAGTGTGTATTTTGCTACCCATTTCTTGGCTTTTTCAATTTCTCCGCCGCGGTTGATGTGCCCGTTTTCGAACACTTGCAAAGACCCTGGCGCTGCCGATACTTCAAGGCGGCGGCTGTCGAGGCCGCCTTTAAAGTCCTCGATTTGCAAGTAAGCTTTTGGCATATTCTAGCTCGGATTCTTGACCGCGATGACGGCAGGGTTGTTGTGGATGTCCGGTAAAGGTAATTTGGATCCCATAATGAAATACCCGCCTTCGCGGCGCGTAGCACCGCCGCGCATACGTAAATAAAGCTTATTCCCTTGCGAGAGCATGGTTTGCGCCAGTTTGTCGTCTTGTCCTGTCAGAAGATGTGCCGCGGCTAAGGTTACTATAAGAGTATCGTCCAGTGTGCAGACATCGTTGTTAGCTATCAGGGCGCCTAGTTTTTTGAAGCCTTCGAACCGGATAACTTCCGTATTGTTGTCGGGCATCGGCCAGAACTCAACCTGATCGCCCTGTCCGGCGTCGATAATATCCCACTTCTGGACAGGCGTGGCGGTGTCGCCGTTATCGCTATCGTAAATATTATAGTCATCGACGGTAATACCGCGGGACACAATTTGCCAGTCGGTCTGACCGTTCGTGCGTACACGTTTGATGCGTTCGAAATCCATATCGGAAGGAAAATCGTAGTAACGCTCGTTTGATTGCACCGTAATATTGCGGCGCACTTTGAGGAAAGGCCAGTCAAAATCCCAGTAAAGGAAAAACTGTGTACGGGCCAGAAGACGTTTCAACGCCGGTTCTTCATCCTGCCCTATAGCAGGATCAGAAGATCTGCGGGTTTCAAGCCGCAAATCTTCTACCATTTCCTCAAGTGTCGTCACTCCGCGCATATGTTACGCTTTCTTGTTACCTACAAAATCATTGTCGGCGGCGGGCTCGTTCTTGGTCTTACCCGCTGCAACGGTTTTTTCTTTCTTGTCGCTGTCGGCGGTGAAAGGTGCCACTTCTTCCCATCCGTCGTTGTCCCCTTCGGTATCGCTAACTTGATCGTTCAGGAGGTTCGCATCGGCGTAAGTATAAGGAAGAATAGGGTTTTCGCCTGGAAATACTTTCTTGAACACGGCTTCTGTGTATTTAGAGATCAGTTTCTCTTGTAGTGATTCAGCTGTCCGGATACGGCGCAGCCATTTACCTGTTTCGCTAAGGCGCGTTTCCACGTCGTCGCCTTGTTTTTCTTTAATCTGGAGCGACCCTTTACCGTGGATCGATTGGATGATCAAAAATTCGGGTGCTGTAATCTTGTTAAAGTAGCCTGTGTGGCGACCTTGGCTGCGGATGTCGCAGACAACACGATAAGTTTCAAAGGCTTTAGCCATAGATATCTCCTTGTTGGCGGTAGAAAAGCAGAGCGGATTATCCGCTCTGCTTCAGTTTTACTTATTAACCGGCGTATTGCGGGTTTCCTTGATACTCGGGATCCGGCACCACGGCGATAAGCGTGAAAGCTTTCGCGCCGTCGCAAGCTGCGTTCGGGTCGTACGTTCCGCGAACATCGGCAGTTGTTGCCGTGCTCTCGGTGTTTTTCGTCAGACCGGCTACAACCGTACCGGCTGTCGCCACGGCGTCATCTTGAAGCTCTTTCAAGATGTAGCCGACAGTCGCTTTAGGTACGTGGATTGGCAGACCAAGCACGTCACCGGAACCGACAGTGGCTGACGTGATGTTCGCGCTCGGGACGACAGAAGTGATCGTCTTGAACGCTTTTACACCTGCCATAGATGTGCCGGAAGCACTTGTCTCGACAAGCGTTTTACCGTACTCGTCCGTACCTGTAACCGTCAGCGTAGCTGTGTTGGTCCATGCGCCTACAACATTCCGGGGAACGTCAAAGGTTGCAACGCCGCCTGAAGTCAGTGCGCCGTTGATCGTCATGGCGGTAGCTGCGGTCCCTGACTGGGATGCGCAGATACCATCAGCATCGGCTGTAATAGGTGCGCCGAGGTTGATGACAACCACTTGGGCTCCGTTCACTCTCTTCGCTGTGTTCGGAACTGTACCGTTGCGTCCTTTGATCGCAATGGATTGTCCTGAACGAGCGAAGTTGAAGAAGCCGCGACCGGTTGCAGCGATTGTGCCGCCGGAACGGTTTGTAACAGTGACCGCAGACGTACCGAAAGACAAACCGATGTCTTCAGGCTGGTTGTAGCGGGTACCGTTGATAGTCATGTAGTGGCCGACCGCGAATTCAAAATCTCCGCGATTGAAGCCGGTTGGATAGTTTACGGTGAAAGTTCCTGCATCGGCTACATCTGCACTGATGACGAACTCGGCTGTTTTAAAAGACATTGTAGTTCTCCTTTGAGTTAATCAGGTTAAGCGGATGGTAGGCCAGAAGTCAGAACTTCGTACACGCCCGAAGAGTTCAGACGATGTGCGACCATGGCGCCAGACCATAAGAGCGACTTGTAGTAGGACAAGCGATCGTATGGGCGAGCCGGTTCGTGCATCGTCATATCATTTCCGGAGTGCATGTAGAGGAAGATACTATCGTGATCGATGACGTAGCAACGATCGCTTTCGCTGATCTCGTCGAGAGCAGGTTCATACATGAACATCATTCCGTCCAACGTAATGGCGTTCACGCCGATTTCAACGACTTTGTTAAAGCCTGTTTGCGTATAGTCGCCTTTTGCTGTCATCTCGACGCGCAAAGCTTCCATAAACAAAGAGCCGCAGTAACCTACGTGGTTTGCCGAGCCGTAACGACGCAACTGAACCATTTCGGAACGCATGATTTGCGTCAGAGTTTGGTTGGCTGCGGATGGTGTGATCTTGCTCGCACCAACGCGGGCACGGTTACGCCACAAAGGCTGCGCGGAACGGGAAAGACCGCCTGTAACACCTGTTGAAGGAGAGTCCGTGATAAGCGCCGGAACGCCTGGGAAACCGTTCGAACCCGTGGACCAGATACGGTCTTGGGAGAACGAATAACGTGCATCGTAATCCATTTGCTCGTATTTGGATGTCAGAAAGTTCTGAATACGGATCTCGTCTTGCTTGGAAACAGCCGGGAAGTCCCCGCTATCGCCATTCTTGATCGAGAAACCGGCTGTCAAAGCTTCTTGCCATGAGAAAGTCAAACCAAGGTGGTTCATTTCCCATGTGTAGCGGGCTTGTTTCAGCGGGTTGTATTCATTGAACGTCAACTGTTGATCGGAAGTCGTAACCAAATCGAACTGGCTTTGCTTACCGAAACGTGCGTTAATGATGATTTCCGTACCGCCTGGGTACGTTTTTTTCTTGTCGCGGAACTTCTTCAAAGCTGGCGTAGCGTAGTCAGCTTGTGCGAAGAGCTTATCCTTGATGTAGAACGGTAGTGTAGACTGGACCAACTGGTCCAGCTGATCTGCGGTGAATTCAATAGACATTTTTTATCTCCTGTTAATGTTAAGCGCTTTTGCTCCGTATTTTCGAAAAGGCTGACGAAAACGCTTCATCCATAGTGGCTGGAGCTGTTGTCGGTCCGCCGGGTGCGCCCTGCGATCTAGGAGATGGTGTAATCGTTGGTTTAGGAGGAACGAATCCCCGAATTCTTTCAGTAACTTCCTTGTGAACCCTGTTTAAGCGTTCCCAAGCTTTCTGGTCAGACCCCGGATCGCCTTCCGTCTCCAAGATAAACTTCATCCTTTCGACCATCATAGGCATTTTCTTCTGTAGGTCAGGATCGGTCTGGGCCGTTTGTTGCGACCAAGCTGTAAACAGATTGGTCCGGTGGGCCAGCTCTTGCTGTTGACGCTGTATTTGTGTCTGCTCTTGGAACTTATCGACCTGTTGCGTCGCAACATTGATTTTTCCGCGAGCTTGCGCAAGTTCAGCGGCTCTTTCCGGGCTTATGGTTCCTTGATCGACTTCCGCTTGGAGGTCGGCAGGGATGTTATGGCCTAGATGATCGCCCCATTCCTTCGTCAACTCGGAGAGTTTTTTGTAAAACTCGTTCGGGTTTTGGACGGCAAGAGCCACCATTTTAAGAGCTTCAGCCGCTTCTGCGGGTGGGACGTTGTTGGTTTTCAAGAAACTATCAAGCTGTCTGTATCGTCCTGCGTCGGCTTTCAGAGGTTCGACTTGCGCCTTCAACTCCTTAAGTTCTCTGCGGGCAGCGGTACGTTCTGCTGTCACTTTCTTGAATGCCGGATGTTCATGAACTTCCTTGGGAGCATTTTTCTCCTCGTCGGAAACCTTGTCTTCCTCGGCACCGTCAGTCTTCCCTTTAGAGGCGTCCTGTTTGGCTGGATCGTCTTTACCTTCGGTCGGCGCGGCCTTGGTCGGGTCTTTACCTGCCAGCTTCTGAATGCCGTCGGAAATGGCATCTTTGAGGCTTTTAGACCCTTCTTGTTTTACGCCTGTGTCCGTTGACGGAGCGGACGGGGTTTTTACGTCAGGAGAGGAAGACTGTGACGAAGCTTCCGGTGTTTGGTTTACGTCACTGTTTGGAGCGCTGGACGCGGTGCTCGCTGAGTTTACGTCCGGTTGCCCTTGAAGGGCGTCGTCTGACATTGTAATTCCTTTTTAGATTCAAGTGTTAATATCAGTGATCTCATACTACCATAGTGGTTCCTTTATTTCATAACGGAATTTTAACCATCCAGTAAGAATATGGCCAAAGCGTCGTTATTGCGTTTTTCTTCAAACCGTAATATCCGACGCACAAAACCTCCGCCTCTTTGATCCCGGACTATTTCGTCGTCCATCTGGAAGGCGTTGTTCTGGAAAGCGCTTGACTGAAAAGCTGTAAACATCTTAACCTAGTATCGCCTTCGCTGCTACAGCAGCCTCTTCGCGCAATTTAAGCGTTTCTTTGAGGTTTATATTTTCCTGTTCAAGTTCGGATACTTTTCCGCTTAAACTTTCAATTTGAATAGCTGACGTGTCTTTGAGTTTTTGAATCTCCGCGTTAGCAGCCTCGATGGTTGTTTGAATCTCCGCGTTAGCAGCCTCGATGGTTGTTTGAAGCTCGGCTTGTGCTTGTTCGTTTTTCTCGGCAAGCGCCTCGTCCAAATCCCTGATTTGTTTAAACAGCGCAGGATTTTCGAGCAGACCGATCAAAGCCTCTTCCTCGACAGGTTCGGCGGGAAGGTATTTCTCTGCGTATAATTCTTCGCCATCAAAAACCCTTTCGAGCTTTTCTTGATGGGCGGCTTTTAGCGTTCCGTCCTCGTTTAGAACGATCAGTACGCGCTCGATATATGTTTTTTTAATCATGGTCTTTCTCCTAACTAATAATTGCTCTGTCTGTGACTCGTCTCCAGTTCGTTCCGTCCGAGAACGCAGGAACCGCGCCGCCTGTTTCGTTTGATACATATATCGTAAATCCGGCACCGCTTCCAGACGCGCTCGGAACGGTTCCCACGGTGTAGGATGTCAGAAGTGTTCCGGCTGTTGTCAGGGTAACACCGTTGACGGATTTGTTGGTCAGGGCTTGCGTGCCTTGAACCGTCACCACACTCGCTGCGTTTGTTCCTGCGTTTGTTACGCGAAGGTCTCCGGTTCCCATTGTGAGAATGCCGGAAGAGTGCGTCATGACAACGTTGCCATTGTTGAAATTTATCACACCACCAGAGGCTAAAAACAAATCAGACCAACTTAAAGAGGTGGTTCCTAAGGCTGTTCCATCGTTTGCATTCGGCGTTAATGCACCCGATCCGTAAAGGCGCATTTTTCCTGTGGATGTTCCATCGGTTGCAACAGAAAAAAGAAAATATGCGTCTTGGGTGGAAGTTGTTGTGGTCCAGATCGCTTCCTTATGACAGCTAATACGTCCCGCTGTAATCGCGGTTGTCGTTGTATCGTCGGCTAGATTAAATTCAAGCCCTACTCCGCCATTTGCTCCAAGAGAAATGTTTCTGTTTTCAAGTTTAAGAGTATATTTTGAAGAATTGTCGTCGTATCTAAAATAACCATATCCATCCCCTCCAAGTCTTGCTGTTCTGGTAGAGGCCGATCCTTGTGTGTAAAAATCTCCCGTTGTCGCGTCTGCCCTGATCGCGTTAATCGTTTTCGGTTGAAGATCGCCGGTCGTTGTTGTGAAAAAACCTGCAAAACATTGGGAGTCGAGTGTCTCCGCTGCGACCGTAATAGACGTGGGCACAAGTGGAACTGAGACAAGGTTTTTCGATGCGTCGGTTGCGACGAGGGAAGAAGCTGTAAGTCCGGTGATATTGATATTACCGGAGCCGTCAATCCTCATGCGCTCCGTACCGCCTGTAGTGGAAATATTGGAAGCTGTATAAAAACGGATATCGGTTACGGCATAAGGCGAGCCACCTGACGTTCCACCAAGATCAAGGTAGCTATTCGATGCGTTATTCGCGTCAACGCCAATCATAAACACGTTTGGAGTTGCCCCGGCGTCCGTGTAATTGGGGGCGACGATACGTCCGATTTTTCTGGTCGTTGCTGTAAGAGATTTTGCATTAACATCGGCCCCTAAAACAAGAGATCCGGCTGCCGCGCCATTTACCACACTTGTCGGATTATAAATTGTTAAAGTCCCTAAAGAACCAGCAATAGACGATCCCATGTTAATATTGGCTGTTGAGCCTGAAAGACCATTCGCGCCTATTCCGATAGCTTTTGTAACGCCGTTGGTTGTCGCTCCGCCGCCGATGTTGTAAGACGAAGTGCCTGCGCTTGATCCGAAATGCCCGGAGCTTGCAGAAAATGTATTTGTGCCGGAATGTGTGTTGTTCCCGTTCAAAAGCGGGACGTTCGCGCCGGAGGTGCTTGTGTTTCGGTAAGCCGCTGTTCCTAGTGTTCCGCCGGTGCCGATATTGAGTGTGGAACCGTCTGTTCCCGCTAACGTAAGCGAGTTAGAGACGGTCAATACCTTACCGCTCACAATGGCTAAATTTGTTGCAGTGATGGGGCCGGTAAAAACTTGTCCGGAGACATTGGCTTTATCATCAAGCGCACTCTGCAAATCAGTTTGGGCTGATAGCGTGCCGCCTATCTCGCCCCAGTTTACCGTTCCTTCTATTTGGTGGTCGCCGTTCCAATCCGACGGCAAAACCTCGCCGCGCAGCGCTGCCGCGGGATCATCCGGTATCGTCGATACTTTGGTGTGGACTATCCTTTGCGCCATTTCACTCTGCCAACTTCGAGCCTACAGGGTTGCCTTCTGAATCCTTTACCAAGGTTCTTGGTGTCCTGAGTATTTTACTTATATCGTCCAATTTCGCTTCGCTGCGTTCTTGCATTTGCACTACTTCAGATAACAGTGACCCTACCAGCATGTTCAACGACTCTGTGGACATTATCAACTGGTGTTGAGCTTCCCTGTTCCTATCGACTTTCGGCTCCCTTACGTCTTCTTCGGTCGCAAGGGGTTTGACTGTTTCGGCACCATCGATCGTTTCAATCTCGTCAGTAACTGAAGCTACCTTTGCTTGCTCCGGCTCTTGAATTATCTCTTCTGCGCCAATGTCCGGTTCTTCTTTTTTAACGTACTTCCGTACCGTCGCATCGATGATTTCATCAGGTGTGCCGTCGGGGAACGAAAGTATTGTGCCGTCGGGTAGTCCTGCTTTTCTCATAACCTGTTGCCTTGCGCATCGAACATTATCATCTGACCTCCGCCTGTTTGAGGCTCGGGTATATCATTCAAGCCTTGATTGACTGTCAAGCTTTGGTCCTGTCCGGGTAAGCGGGGGTTCTTGTCTGCACCTTCCGTGCCTTGTTGCGCGGGATCTGTCGCGGGATTGCCGGTGCCTGGTTGTGTGGCGGCTGTTTTCTGGATCATTGCGTTCATGGCTTGTATAGAGGGTAGCCCTTCCAGATATGCTTCTGTGAGATCGACTGTGCTATCCGACATTTTAACCGCCTGCTTGGCAAGCCAGTCAGGTCTTATGCCTGGTGTCTGTACGAGAAGCGGGAACAGACGCTGGAACGTTGCGACTTGTAACGCCTGGTTCGGTTTACCCGACGAGCCTGCTTCGACATCCAGATAAATGTCGTTGATCAAATCGGCAGGATTGCTCTCGGGCCACACTGCTCCTGGTCCTACCAGCTTGATCACTTGTTCTTTGGACATATTCATCAAAAGCACATTGCCTGCATCGCGCGCGAAAGCGGTAAGCATGTCATCGAGATCATCACTCTTGGATCTGTCTTCGCCCTGGCGTGAATCTTCAGCGATGCTGTCGGCTGTAGCGGATGCTTTGCTCGTTCCACCAACGCGGGCGTCGGATCTACGTGTAATGCGGCGAATATCCTCGATCGTCGCGTTCGAGTCATACATCGCCGGATCGATCGGGTGTTTTTTGATCTGTTGGAGAAGTTGCTCCACGGATTGTCCGGGTTCGAGTGCGTTCAGCTCGATGACTGCGAACGCAGGTGCGTTCTCCATGTTGGTGCGGTCCTCTTCGCTCATCGCGCCGTTCACGGCTGCGTATTGCGGTTTGGAGTTGATACGGTGTTGTCTGAGCGCCTCTTTCTGGCGGTTGATCTCTTGGCATTGGTGGCGAATCAAGCGCACCGTGCTTGGCGGGTAGATGCAAGTCGAATCTTCCACATCATTGAATGACAGCGGATAGTACGGGAAAAACTGCTCTATCACGATATCCGGCGGCGAAGGCTCTTTCAAATACTCGTCGAAACCTTCGCAGATCGTCATAACAGAGCCGTTATCGATATTGTAGAGCTCCCATACGCGGTAGGTGTCGTTCCAGTCTTTCTTACCGCCTTGTTCCCTTTTGCGGTTGATAGTCCACATATCCGAGCTGCCTTCAAGCCTTTCACGGCTGTAAGCTGTCGCTTTGGTAGACACATCTTTTTTGTAGATCTCCTTGATCTTCGTACAAGTAAGATCAAACTCCTCGGCAACCCATCTCGCACCAAGGAAACCGTTAAGCTGTGTGCAGGATGGATCGATAATCAAAGCAGTCGCGCGGGGAAAGTTGATTGTAAGCCCTTCGCGTGTGATGACCGCAGACGCTTCTTGCAGCGTTTTCACCTGTATGCGCAGTTCTTCCAGTTGCTTCTCGTAGTCGCCTTGCCCGTCTTGTACTTTCTGTTGCAAAGCTTCTAATGAAGCAAGACGTGATGTAAGGTCGTTCAACCGGAGCGAATCCTCCGGTGACAGCTCGTTCAAGCGGTGAAAGCCGAGCTTCATGTAACCCAGACCGACTGTCTCGACCCTACGGACAAGCTGCTTCATCTCGCGTTTGAAACTAGGTTGTTGTTGTAACAGCTGCTGATCGAACAAATGCTCCAGCGTCTTGGCGATCTTGTCCATAATCTGCCGACGGAGTTTGCCTTCGTTGACATCGTTTATGAGTGCGAGCGCGTCCGGCGGTATCTGCGGCTCGGCCTGTACTTGCACTGGCAACCCTGTTGGGTCTGCTGCTATCTGGGGAGGAGTTGAAGCAGCTACTTGTAAAGCTTGCGCCGCGGCAGCTTGCGCCTCTTCGTAAGTAGCCTGGTTCTCGTCCCATATCTTGAAATCCATGCGCGGTTTGCGCTTGGCTGTGAAAGTCGGGTTCTTGGCGTAAAGCGTGGCGACCGACGCCGCGACCTCGGATTGTGCGATGTTGACAACGTAGCGCGTATCATCTTCGTTTTGCTGACCGTTCCATTGGATCCCGCGCACGAACATGCTGTCTTCCATCATCCGGCGGAAGCTGTCTTTATGGTATTTTCGTGCGCTGGTGATCCGGTCGATCCACCAGTTGATATACTCTTTCGCGTTCGCATCGCTCGGAGGAGCTTCGCGGTTCACTTGATCCGGGACGTTATCACCTTCTGATGCTACTGCCATATCGACCTTGCTCGTTGTAGCGCGGTTTGCGCTGTTTTATTTGCGGAAGCTGCCTGCACCCACGCTGCGGTGCCGAAAGCCGGACCTTTATCGTTGACCGGTTTCGCGGGTGTGTTACCTCGCGTCATCCGGTGTAACCCTCTGCCCAGGTGCCCCAGAGCATCGACTTGGTCATCTTGTGCGTCCCCTTCGCCCCGGAAGCGGAGCAATTCCGCTACCATATCTGCGTACCATGGGGCTTTAACCGGGAAACGAACCTGACCGAGGGCCATCATACCACGGATAGATTGCGCTTTCTGCATCTTATTGCCGACCTCGGAACTTTCCTCGATATGGGTCAGATAGATACCTTCCGCGCGCATCCGGTTCTTGATCAAAGGTCCGAGCGACTTGCTGATCTGGTCACGCGCTGCGAACCATGTGATCGGTTTGTAGACCCGCATCACGCGGATCCATTCATCCATCAACTCTTTAGGTCCGAACTTGCCGCGCGAGCAGTGCATAAGCCAGACCTGTCCTGTAGGGTCTACACCGGCCACGATCATGACGGTGTGGTTGGCGTGTGTCTTAGTGCTGACCGCGTGGTCGCTTGCTGCGTAGACGCGTAATGTCTTAAGATCGGGCAGCTCGTTCGGTTGATAATTCTGGATGAACTCCTTCCTGAAAAACCCACCTTCTTCGGGCACAGGGCGTCCCATGTAGAGTGCCGAGAAATCCTCCTCGCCCATGATCTCCCTGATCTGCGCAAGCAACTCGGGCGAGAACTTCTCGGGCCAGATATAATCCTCGCAGTTGATGCCCATGATACCGGCGACGACCGGGTCATTGCTGAAAGCCTTGACGTTGAGCCATGTCCAGTGCTTCGCGCGCTCGGCATTGTACTCGGGGTGTGCAGGGTCGCATAGGCGCCCGATCAGGTCGTTATCCGCCCATCTAGTGTGGAGCACGGCATAGCGGGTCAGGTTGTGCGCACGTTGCTGCGCTGTAACCGAGAACCATTCCCATGCTTCTTCCAGTGCGTTGGTCGAGTTCGCTTCCTGTTTGTCCTTCACAGGGTCGTCGATCACAAAGATATCGCAAGGCTGGCCGGTGACGCCTGTCCCGCGGCCCGCCATGAAGATGTAACCGCCGACGTTGGTGACGAGCAAGCTTTTCGACTTCCCGCCTTTCTCCAGCTCCACTTCCGGAAACACTTCTTTGTACCGCGGGCTCTCGATCAGACGGCGGACCAGCACGCCGTTCATCTTCGCCTTGTTCTCGTTGTAAGTGCCGACCATGATCTTGATGTCGGGCTTACGGCCTAGTGTCCAGGCAGAGCCCATGACAGTTGTGTGCAAGGTCTTGCCTGTCTGCGGCGGCACCGAGAGGGCGGATCTCATCGACACCATCTTGTCGATCTCCTCCCACCATTGCACCATCAGTTTATGGACAGGTTTACTGATATAGGATGTCTTGGTGACATCCTGGTAGTGCAGTGGATCCGGCATCATATACTCGATGAAATCCTGCAAATTCTCGCGCGCCTTGAGACGTTTCTCCTCGCGCTCGACGATCGCGAGCATCGCCTCCTCGTCCTTCGAGAGGCGTCTGCGGACAGGTTCAGAAGGTGGCGGCGCGCCTATAAGATCGTCGTGTTCTATGTGTATTTCTCCACGAAATTAACAATGCTGTCCGGTATGTCAATCCGCGCGTCGGTCGCCAGGCGGTGGACGAGCAGGATCGTATCGGCTGTCAACAGCGGGCTGACAAGACGGTTCAACTTATCCTGTTTATCCTTGTTGCTCTTGTCTTTGGCGAGCTGTTCCTGCTCTTTCACAGTGAGCGCGCGGTTCGTGTAGACCACCTTGAACACGCCGTCCACGAACTTCACCTCGCCGCGCTCGACGACGCGGTTGTCAAGCCGTGGCGGCTCGTCCGCTACGCGAATATAAGTGATGAACTCCTGCGCAGGTAGCGGCGTCGGCACGAGTGGTTCCTCGAACTCGACGGGATCATACTCCGCGATCTCCTTGTCGGCCTTTTTCCGCGCTTTCCGGCGCGCTTCGATACTTTCTTGCGTTTCAATCTTGATGACCTCCGGCGCGCCTGTAATAGAGGCGTCCTTGGCATGACGCTGCCTGATCTCCTGTATGGATAGCACTTCGATCAGCTTGTTCTTCTCGTCGGTTTTAACGTAGAGGGTCATCGTTTTCTCCTAAAGATCATATTGGTAAACCCGGTCGGTGATATCGCCTGTAATATACAGGTGATCTCCATCGTTGTTGATGAAAATTCCTCCCGTAGTGTTATCCTGTGTTGCAGCACTGAAAGTCACGGAAGCATACGTGGCTGTCGATATATCCCAGGGAGTACCTAACGTGTATTGATACAAAACCCCGTTCTGGTTCATCACAATCAGGGTAATCCCGTCCGGTTTTATCGCCAGATCGCCAGGATTGGTTGCTTCATTGGTGACCGAATAGCTTTTGCTCGCATAAGAGCCTGTCGAGAGATCCCACGGGGTGCTGAGTGTGTATTGGTATATGGTGTCGTCGTTCTGGTTGACCACATAGACCGCCGTTCCGTCCGGCTTCATCCAGAAACCTCTTACAACGTTGATCTGTCCGCTCACATCCAAGCTTTTGGAAGCGTATGTTATGGTGGACAGGTCGTAGGCCGAGGATAGAGTGTACTGGTACAAGGTATCCGTGATGTTGGACCCCGAATACGCTTTCAACCCGTCATCGTTAAAACGAAACCCCCATGCGTTGGATGTCCCTTCTATCGTGAACGATTTAGACGCATAACTCGCTGTAGAGACATCGTAAGGGGTACTCAAAGTGTATTGATACACTTTGTTACCTTGGTCGGTGACGTACATGCGGTTGCCTGCGGAGTCGAACGTCACACTGGCCGGGTTTGTTACTTGCGCGCTGATATCCTTGCTTTTGCTCGCATAAGCAGCGTTGGTCAGATCCCATCCGCCGTTCTGCTGCGCTCCTGGAGGGAAAAGCGGCAACATCCTAGGCCATCGCCAATCCGACCACATACCCGCGGACGAGGCCGTCATCGTCACAGGCGAAGCCGAGCAAGTCCGTACCTGATGTCGTGAGCGTCGGCGCGGCGCCGCCTGCCCAGTCATCCACGCCGGTCCACGTTATCGTGTGCGCGCCGAAATTGACGGCTTCGAGCAGGAAGCCGCCCGGCCTGGATGTGGTTGGTGTTATGTCGATCGTGATATTCCCTGTCGCCGTGACCTTACGATAACTCGATGTGCCCATATTCAACGTGGTCGTACCCGAGCCGCTGGAGACATCGCTGTCCTGTACCAGTCCGATCTTGGGTGATGTCGCGCCTGCATCGGCTAGCTTGGCTGTGGTCACGTTCGCGTCCAGTATCTTCGCGGTCGTGACGTTCCCGTCCACGATCTTGGCTGTTGTGACCGTGCCATCCATAGGCACGTTGTATACCACTGCCTTCCAGTCCACGCCGCCGCTTGCAAAAACATCCAGATGCGCATTGAGTATGGCGTTGCCGACGAGAGAGGTCGCTCCGTTGATCGTATCCGAACCGGCGCGTGCGATCGTGAAAGTGTTGGATGCGGACGTTCTGATAAATTTCGCCCGGCAGAAATCGTTGTCCAAAAGACTGGATGAATCCGGTAAATTCACTGTAATACTCCCGCTCGCCGTGTTGACCAGATAGACCGTACCGTTCATATCCGCCTCGACCAGCGTATAAGGGCTGCCTGCATTGGTGAGCGTTACGAACTGCCTTGCGAACACACCTGTCACACTTGGTACTTCGCTTGCCAAATCGAAAATTTCCTGCCACTTCCCTGCTGCCAGGTCCGTCGCAAAGACACCCGATGTGTGGTTGACCAGGCATTGGTATAATTTCCCCGTTTGCCATACCAGGTCTTCCGTTTGTTCGTAAGCCGTGGCTGTCACCCATGTTGTTGCCGGATTAACCCCGATGGTCAGACCGGCCGCAAGGCTGTCCGAGGTCACAATCCCGTTCGCCAATGCCCCGTCATCGCGCTGGATAAGCGCTAGATTTGCCCGAATTTCGTTGATCGTGAGCGCGATTGCGTTGAACTGCGCGTCCAAGCTTACGCCGGGTTGCGGTGTGTCCGGATTTAACGTGGAAAAATCACTAAAATCGAAAGAAGGGACGTAAGCGGTTGGTTGGGCCATGGGCTCTCCTTGGAATTACGCTTCCAATGTACCATGGCGTTGTGCTTTTGTGAAAGCGCTTAGATAAACTCGTCGGCGGGGGACGGTTTAGGTTTCGGTAGTGCGATTTTTCGTTTCGTCCCTCGCTTGGTCATCTTCGTTCCAAATCTACGGCCGCGGGCGCGCGGCGGGATCTGGTCGCCCGCGTTCTTGATGACGCGCTGCGTTGTGGTGAGGGGTGCATTCACTGCGTCCGCAATCATCCTCACGGAGTACCTGTTGGATCTCGCCATCTCGATGATGCGATCGATCTGCGCAGGGGAGAGATTGGTGGGCCTGCCAAAACGCTTGCCTTCTTTCTTGGCTTTTCTCATAGCCGCTTTGGTGCGAGCCGATATTTTCTCGTTGAGCAGGTGACGGTATAACGCGGCTCGCTCTTTTTGGGTAAGCTCCCGCACCTGCGGAATGATGTCATTGATAGCCATTAAATTCTTCCTTGTTTTATTTTTGCACCGTAAGGATCGCGTGGTAGTAAAGGTTTTGGGAAATCCTGCCAGAACTTGGGCTCTGTCGTAATTTTGGTGTTCACCCAAACATATTCCTGAAGATCCGGGTGAAAAACGCCGCTGCCGACGTTGCCGAATTCATCTTGCACGATGAAGGCTCTGTCTTTCGGCGGTTGTGAAGGGGACCAGGGCATTACGTTTTCCTATAGGCTGATTGCGTTCCACAAGTATAAACAACCTTTACGGTACAGTCAATCTAAAACGGAAAAAATTTGTGAGTGCGCCTCACGGCCATTCTGGCGCAGGCCGGTTGAGGTGGGGGTGGGGGTAAGGTGCCCTTTGTTTTCTATACCCCTATTGTCAGAACGCGATTAGCTAATAGCATCAAGCACTTAGCGAATGGCACAATTACCATAACCTACTAGAGATTTCATAATAGATATTATCACTTTGGGTTTTGCAATTAAATCAATGGGTTAGCGAATAGCGTTTCGGCTTGCGTTATTCTGTTAAATGAACTCGTTTTCCACAATTGATTCTGTAAATTCTTCTTCCACCTTACCATACACAATCAAGCGTTTCACTTTCGCCAATTCTTCCAACGTCATAACTTGCTTTTGTTTCAAAGCGTTCTCGGCTGGATCGACCGCCTTGCGCTTGGCGTCACAATATTCACCAAGGAATCGCCAATTCGTGCTTGCCGTCCCTAAGTCATTGTTTTTCTCAGCTATTACGGCAAGCCGTGCAATCTCAAAAAACGGATTTAGATTCATTTCGGCAAGCGTTTGGACGCAAGTTTTTAGGTTTTTGTTAGCAAAGTTTGCTTTCTTGCCGTTGGATAGATGAGTCCGCGCCTTAGTGAGTTTGTAATCCATAATTAACATTAACTTTTAAAACAAATGTTTGCAAGTTTTAGGATTACTAAACAAATACAAAGACTTATAGCTATATCAATTATTTTTTATTTTTCTTTTAAATACCTATTGACAGCATAGACCCTTTACGGTACATTACTAAACAAGACATACGAACAACCTATAAGGAACAAACATGCAAATACACTCACAAAAAGACTGGGATTATGTACAATCCACAAAAACAGACTTACCAAATATCCTTAAAACATTGCAGGTGAAAACATGCGAATAAGTGACGTACTTTTATTAATCGCAACAGGGGTATTTTTGTATTTCCTTTGCGCTTATGTCATCAACCCCATTTTAGGACTTTAAACCATGAAAACTACTATTACTTTCACGAATAACAACCCTAACACCATTTACAACAAGCTAGCCGTAAAGCTAGGTCGTGAGCCTAGCAACGCGGAAGTCATACAAGAATTAGACCGTATATTGAAAGGAAACTAGAACATGCAAATAGTACAAACTGAAGTATTTAAATTCGATGAACTAAGCGATCAAGCTAAAGAAAAAGCCATGCAATGGCTTTTAGAAGATAGTTATGGTTATGACTGGTGGGATTCGATTTACGAACACGCGGCCCAAATAGGTTTGACATTATCTAGCTTCGATCTGGATAGGAATAGACATGCGAAAGGTGCTTTTATAAATTCCGCTCCAGAATGTGCCGAATCTATTCTTAAAGATCACGGGCCGGATTGTGAGACATTCAAAACAGCTGAATCCTACCTAAAAAGCCTCGAAGATTTGGATTTAAAGTACCCGTACGACGATATTGACGATCGTGCGGAAGGTTATGATGAAACACGGGAAGAATTAGATGATGAATTCTTAAAATCCATTTTAGAGGATTATTCCATCCTGTTGCAGCGCGAAAGTGACTATATGCAAAGCACTGAATACCTAGCAGAAAACATTCGGATCAATGGCTATACTTTCACTAAGGACGGCAAGCGATTCGGCTAACCTATAAGGAAACATGCAAATGAGAATATCAGAAAAACAACTAGACGTACTATGTGACCGACTCAACACTACCTTGAACCGCCCTTTAAAACCGTGGGTTCGTGAGAACGGCAAAAACAAAGCTCAAATTGGTAATATTCACGTTTATTCATGCCTAGGTGTATGGGCTTTACATGGAATGGTGAACGATTGTGGCGGTGTTCGCGTCATCGTATCGGGATCAACTAAACGTGAATGTTTCGATCAAGGCCATGCGTATTTGCGAGGGGTTGAATCATGCCGGTCATAGGTCATAATCAAGAATATGCCTGTCGATTTGCGGAATGTATGGAAAAGCTCAAACGCCTAGGCTTGAAAGGTGAAATTGCCCTAACTGGCAACGTCATCATGGTTTCAAGCGCCAAAGATTGCGCCAGCCTATGGCGAAAGGCAATCAAAACCGCGTGTATCAAATCGGGTTGCGAGCGTATAGAAACGCGGCCCGCAAAAGGCTTTTATGTTTTCACTATTATCCTCTAACCTATAAGGAACATAAACATGAAAATCGAAATAGAACATATATCAGATACCCGCGTCATTCTAACTTTTGGTAACGGCTTTTCTTTAGACGTTGATATTGTGGGAGACGGTATAAGCGCCCAGCTTTTCAGGGACCAAACACTTATGACTGAACTATCCCAAGATTGGGATGAACCGCACATGAACGAATAGGAAAGGCTTTAAACATGCTTAAAAACCATTATGAGTGCATCTCATGCGGCCAAATGCGCCGGTTAACGCGCCTTTCCATTACGGATAAGCCTTGCTTTATCTGCCTTCTGAAAGAAAAGGACAAAGAGCCATGCCCCCAATCCTAGCCCTCGATACCGCCCAGTTTCGCGCTACAGGCGTTCATACGCTCTATAACGCGCCTCTAGGCCTGTCCTTCACCTTCAGGGATACGGACGCGCTAGAAGCCTTCCTGGAGGCTTACTATCGCAACCCCGTGCCTGCTATCTTCGCCTATAACGCAATTCAACAAAGGAAATAAACACCATGACAACGCTTTGCACTGACAAACACACTAAATTTTTAAACATCATCGATTATTCCAACTCCTCGCAAGGTGTTGGAAGGATGGTGCCTGTCGCCTTGGCTCGGGCTGCGCCTGATCTATTATCGGTATTGCGCCGAATGCACGATATAGCGGTACAATGCGCGCCAATAACGGCCTACGGTGATGGTAGCGCCTTTGACGAATACAACAAAATCCTAGCCCTATTAAACTCGAAGGATTAACGCCCATGCTTAACTACGCCCTGGGAGCCTCGCACGCGGCCTTGCTCCTTTTCGTGTTCTATTTGCTATTTCCGGGAGATACGCACAAGGCCACCTCGGCAAATGCGCCCTATTCGGTCCATTATTCACCCGATTGTTATCTAAACTTTCCGGACGAGGCCGAAATAGAGGCTATCCGTTTAACCGTTGATGACGTTATCGACATAACCTACGAAAGCCCTGCGCCATGATATCGATCATAATAGCCATCGCCCTATATTGGGTTTTACGCCTGTTTTTGCCCTCGTTTTAACCAGTGCATACGCCAGTTTTTCCGGTGACAGATAGAAAATCCACCAAAGCCGCGGATTTCTGCGATTTTTTAAAGAAAGTGGCATAAGTGACAGATAAATTCCTTACTATTATATATAAGGGGGTATTTTCTATTTTATTTTCTCCCTCATTATTTATCAATTTTATCTGTCACTTCTGTCACTTATAAAATAAACTACTGAAAATAAAGACAAAAAATATGACAGATAAACTCGTTATCTGTCACTTTATCTGTCACTTAGTGACAGATAGCAGCAATTATTGTTCCGTTAACCAACCTTTTCGGTACGATATTTACACCAACCACGCACGGCGCCCCCGCCAACCACCGAACGGGTGAACCCTAATTTCGGCATGACCTTGGCAAGCTGGCGCCCATCCGCCCCCGTCATGCGCCCCGTTATGCCAAGCCCTTGCGCCATGATTTTGTGTGTTGGTATGAATATGCGCCCATCTTCGCCCGCTTCCGCCACGACCTCGGCATAATCGGCCAGCCATGCGGTAAGCTGCTCTTCCCATGGATGGACATAGATGAATTCGCGCCGCGCCTCCGGCCCTAATCGCATAACATCCTGCCATGCCTGCCCCCCGGCCTTCCAACGCGCAGCGCCCTCGGCCCACAATTGATCCCTGTCGCGCTCAATCGCATCGACCCTTATCGCGTTTTCCCCGCGCCCCGCACGCGCACCCACATTGAATGGAAGCCAGCGCCGCCCCTCTTTGGACAAAGGCGCGTCATCGTTAGTGGTCCCGAACAAGATAGAACGCCTTGGAAAAGACGTGGCGAACTCTTTGAACTTGGGCACCCATTTCTCGTATCGCCTGGTCACGAACGCATAAATGCTTTCCTCGTCGCGCGTGCCAAGCCCGCGAAGCTCGGCCACTTCAACGGCCAGAACCCCGCGGAGCTTCCGCGCCACATCGTCATCTTTCTCGTCGAACGCAACTTCACAAAAATAGTCAGCCGATGGTACAAGCGCGCGGATCACACTGGTTTTGCCCGGCCCTTCGTCTCCGACAAGGATTGGCATCATATCAGCCTGGCATCCAGGGTCCAGAACGCGACCCGCAAGGGCGGTCCAGATATAAAGTGACACCGCCCTTGTGTACTCGGTATCGACCGCACCCCAGTAGTCGTACAGGAAGTTATCGATCCGACGAACACCGTCCCATTTAAGACCCTCTAACCAGAGCTGCGCCGAGTCGAACTGGTTTTGTACGGCGACATCGGCCACGCACTCTTTTACCTCGACGCGGGCGATGGGTTTGAAGCCTTTGCCGTTATTCTCCAGCGCGCATTTGACGCGGTTGTAGTGGACATCCGTGAAAGGCTCCCACGCACCCGGTCTGCGGGAGAACATAAGCGCCTCTTTGAATGTATCGACGGCCAGCGTGTATCCCGTCAGGTCGGGCCTCGCCAGCGCCAACATAATGTTGCCCGTGGTCGGTAATATCCGCCCCTCTTTGTCCCGCTCGAAGCGCGGCTGGTCTTGCACAAGCGGATCGCGTCCGACGCCATCCGCCCCGCCTGTCACATCAGGCACGCTGATATCCTCGAACTCAACTACGGGCTGCCAGCCGCCCTCCCGCGCCAGATGACGCAACGTGCCAAGGCCGACCGTGCCACCAGCCCCAGAGCCGCCCCGGCCCATCGTGGCCCATTTAGCGGAGCAGGCTCCCGCCTCGTATTGCGCACCCCGCGCCGACCATTCGTCCCAGAGCCCCAGACCCGCATCCGCGCCGCCTGCGGCCTCATGGAGGGCGAACCCGATTTTAAGCCACACATCGTATGAATAATCACGCACACAATCGAGCATCCCCCGCAGCTCGTCCGTCTTCTCGCTTGAATCGCCGTCCAGTATCACCGCTTCACGTGAAACGCGGGGTTCTACCGCAGGCAGGCCCGGCAACACAGGCACGCTCTCACTCACCGCCCAGTCCCATCCGCCGACGCTGTACACGCCCGAAAGCCAGCGCCGCGGGACAGGCCGGAGCGTCCCGTCCACCATGTCGGGCTCAAGGGCGGAGCTAACACCGCCAAGCGGCAGCCAGACCTGGTTGCCATAGCCGCCTTCGGGCACACGGTCTTGCTTGGGGAAGATCTCGACCTCGCCTGCCTCCAGCCCGCCCGCTCCGCTCTTCAACATGCAAGAGCGCAGCACACCATCAAGGCAAGCCCGGACGCTCCGCGCGTCCTGGGGCTCGTCCCACAGGAACCAGAGATGGATGCCGTGGCCTGACGACGAGGACCACGGGTTGGCCTTAAGACCGACTGCGGCTGCGGCCCGCACGAGCCGTGCGGCAACAGCGGCCACGTCCTCCCACGGCCACACCCGCCCGTGGTCATCGAGGTCGAGCACCGCGCAACGCACGACGCTCTCGCCCGGCTTGATGAGATAAGCGCCGCGCACCTGCGGCCCGTGGATATGACGGAGCAGACGCGCGCGGGTGAGCGCGTCATCCGAGCGCCACATACCAGCCCCCGGCTCTTTGAGAGCAGTGATGTCAACCCGCACACGCTCCACAATAGGTTGGAGCAAAGCGAGCAGGTCATCATCGAGGGCTGGGTCGGTCAAGACAGGGCACCTTGTGTTAGAGGGTTGGTTAGATATCGGTGGTCTTGGTGCGGGACTTCCACATTTCGTGCAGGATCGGATGGGTCACGCTCCCGCCAAGCGCAACCGAGCCGAGCACGATGTCGTGATGGGCTGATGGCGGTACATAGCCGCGGCTCTTCCATTGGTGGAACGTGTCTTTGGAGTATGACTTCAGAGCGGCTGCGCGCTCGATATCAGTCCAGATGTCGGGAGGATTGTCTGTCATGGTCATCTTGTATACATGACAAGTTGTCAGAACGCAAGCATAATTATTTTAGAGGAAATAACGATTTTGTGAAAATAGTCGTTGACAAGCTGTCAGGACTAGCGTATAAAGAGCGCATAAGTTTTGAGAAAACGAAGCAACCCACAACCGATAACCTAAAGGAAGTTCCATGTCACTAGAAGAAAAAGTCGAAGCGCTCACAAACGCCATAGACAACCTCGCCAAAGCCGTTACGATCCAGAACAGCCTTACCTTGGGCGCTGTGCCGGCGGTTGAAACACCCGCCAAGAAAGAAGCAACGAAGTCAGTCCTCAAGAAGGCCGACACCAAACCAGCAGACAAACCAAAGGCCGAGAAAGACGACGCGCCCGTCGAAGGCGAGCTCGTCATTACGTTCGAGGATCTGAAGAAAGTGGTCGTCGCAGCAGCCGACAAGGACAAGCCGGCAACGGCAGCAGCCTTGAAGAAACTAGGCGTCGCCAAGATCTCCGAGCTGAAAGACACGCAGTACGCAGCTGCGCATGATGCTTTAATTGCAGTGGTCGAAGAAAAGAGCGCCGAGTCCCCACCCGAGAGCTCTTTCGTGTAACGCTCACTGCCGGGCAGCGCGGACGGCATAGCGCGCTGCCCACCCTTTCTTCGTCTACCTCGCGGCGTATAGGCGCGCGTGCCTTATTGATCATGGCGAGGTAGACGTGGACAGGAGGTTGAAAGACCAAAGACTGGTTAAGGGCGATCTAGTTGGCACCCGCGTTAGTATCCAGCTTTTTACGGGGCCTAGTAGTATTCCTGTCCAACTTTCTAAGGAGAAGAAACATGCAAAACCGAATTATTGAGATCAATTTCAGGCACAAAGAAGTGTTCTTTTACTTCGAAGGTCGTCACGTCTATCGCATTCAGTACCCCATGGTGCCGGAAAGGAAGGCAGCCAATGTTTGAAGTGATCGTCGTATTGCTGTTGTTTTTAATTCTCATGAAACTTGCGGGGTAACATGATCGACTGGACAGACGAACAAAGAGACGCAATCTGGAAATTATACACAGATCAGCAGCTCACTTTCCTACAGATATCGGAGCGCTATACTCATCTGGGCGCCACCAGATCGGCTATCGCGGGACTTATACATCGTATGCACCAGGCGCGCGACCAAGAAGTGGACAACGAGATTAAAGGCAAAGTGGTAAGGAAACTGAAACCAAGAAGCGGCACTTATGGTGGGTACAACACGACCCGCAAGAACGCGCCGCTCACACCGGCAGAGATACAAAGCTTGAAGGACGCACAGAAAAGATGAGTAAAGAAATTTGGAAAGATATAGCTGGTTTTGAAGGCGAGTTTCAGGTCAGCAACCTTGGTGCAGTCCGTTCACTTACGCGGTACGTGCAGCAGACTAATCGTTGGGGTCAAAAGATATCCCGCATTCAGATAGGGAAAACCCTAAATCAGAAGTCCGATAAAAACGGCTATCAACACATAGGCGGCGCTCTTGCTCGCGCCGCAGATACGGTGTGCGTTCACAGAATTGTAGCTGCGGCTTTTATACCCAACCCGGAAAACAAACCACAGGTTAATCATATAGACGGTGACGTAACAAACAATCATGTTGAAAACCTTGAATGGTGCACAAACAGCGAAAACCACATACACGCCTTTAGGTCGCTAGGTCGTAAAGCGAACTGCGGACCTAAAAAACCTGTTCGTATAATTAAAGAAGGTTGTGTGCACAGTTTCACCGGTGTTAAAGAAGCAGCCGATTTTCTTAAAGTAGGTAAAACAGCGATTATGAACGCGGCTAAGGGCCCTTACAAATGTAAAGGTTGTGAGGTTTCCTATGTCTAGTTCTCTTACACCACAGACACACGCCAGGTTCTCACCATCTTCTGCCCATCGTTGGATACGCTGTGTTGGTTCACTAGCGATGGAACAAGGACTCCCTGATAAGGGTAGTGATTTTGCGGAACACGGAACATCGGCGCATGAGATATGCTCGCTTTGCCTTAGTCGTGGGGTTGATGCAGAAACATATCTTGGCGCAACTGTGCGTCTCCTGAACGGCAAAGTACACGACCTTATCTGGCCGGACACACCAAAAGATAATGTAATCGGTCTGAAAGAATATCCTGTCGATCAGAACATGGTCGATCACGTCCAGACTTATCTGGATATCGTGGCCGACCTGATGAAGATCGAAGGCGCGACATTATTTGTAGAGCAGCGTATCAGCTTTGGCCATGTGATCGACGTCGAGAACCAGTTCGGAACATCCGACGCGACCATCATCGTGCCGGGCGAGATCATCGTCGTGGACTTCAAGTACGGCATGGGCGTCGAGGTGGACGCGAAAGAGAACGAGCAGCTGATGCTCTATGCTCTCGGCGCCGCCGCGAAGTACGATCTGGTCTATGAGTACAAGCGCGCCCGTATGGTCATCGTGCAGCCTCGCATCGAGCATTTGAGCGAGTGGGATTGCTCGATGAAAGAGCTGGAAGCTTTTGGCCGCGAGGCGAAACTGGCAGCGACCAAGGCAGGCCTATGTATCGCCAATAAACACCAACTCGATCTTACCAGCCCGCATCTTTTTAGTCCGGGCATCAAGCAGTGCAAGTTCTGCAAGGCCAAAGCGATATGCCCAGCGCTCGCAGCTTTCACGAGCAACGCCATTGCTGATGACTTCGTGGATCTGGATAAGCCTGACCAGATAGAGCGCAAGTTCGAGAATGCGATCAGAACCATCAAGACCGCTGAGACATCGCGCCTGGCGAACGCCATGAAGGCGGCCCCTCTAGTCGAGATGTGGATCAAGGCCGTGCGCGAAGCCGTCTGGCAGAACCTGATGGCAGGCCAGCCAGTCAAAGGGTTCAAGCTGGTACGCGGCAAGCAGGGCAACCGGAAGTGGGCGGACGAGAAGAAAGCGCAGCCGTGGCTTTATCATGCTCTAGGACAAGCTGCCTACGAAGAACCTGCGCTTGTGTCCCCGACCGAGGCAGAGAAACGTATAAAGAAGGCCGTGAAAACGCCGAAGTGGCAAGAAACCGAAAAAGCGCTCAAAGAGAAGAAATTGATCGCGGCAGACGCATCGCTTCGCGATGTCATCATGGTCGAGAATGTCAGCCGCACACCAGCAGGCCTCAGCGTGGCGGAAGAGAGCGATGATCGTCCGGCGGAATCACCGCAGGCTGATATCGAGGCGGCTTTTGAAGATTTAGGAGATGAGTGATGGGAGCTAAAGGAATACCTTGTGCTGTTAAGGAAAACGACGCAGTGAACCATCCCAAGCATTACAACTCTCACCCGAGCGGCGTCGAGTGCATCACTATCACGCGGCACATGACGTTCAACCTCGGCAACGCAATGAAATATTTATGGCGCAATGGTCTGAAAGACGGCAGCCCCTCAATACAAGATCTTGAAAAAGCGATCTGGTATATCAACGACGAAATTAAAAAATTAAAAGGAGAAACTAAAAATGACTGAAATTGTTTTTGAAGAAATGGTCGCAGGACTGGCTAAACCAGGCCAAGCCATTATTGACAGTCTTACACCAGAAAAAGCCGACCTGATTCACATGGCTGTCGGTGTTTCAGGTGAAGCCGGAGAGCTACTCGATGCCGTGAAAAAGCACGTTATCTACAACAAAGATATCGACCGGAGCAATATTGTCGAAGAACTCGGCGATATTGAATTTTACATGGAGAGGATGCGCCAGATATGCGAGATCACCCGTGAAGAAACCATTGCTGCCAACATCAATAAACTCGGCAAACGCTATGAAGGTCTGAAGTACACAGATCAGGCAGCTCAAAATCGTACCGATAAACAAACTGAAGGAGCTAAAAACAATGGCTAAAGTCATTCTAAAAGACGTCCGCCTCGCCTTCCCGACGATCTGGACACCAAAACCGTTCGAACCAGGTGCAGAGCCTCGCTTCAACGCGGCGTTCTTGTTCTCGAAAGAACACCCTGCATACAAACAGTGTATGGACGCGATTGTCGAAGTCGCCAAAGAAGGTTGGAAAGACGACTGGGAAGCACAGCTCGTCAACATCAAAGGCAACTCGAACAAGATGTGCTTTATCGACGGCAACCTGAAAAAGAAAAACGATGGCTTCGAAGGCAACTACGTCATCTCCGGCGGATCGAAAACCCGTCCGACCATCAAAGACCGTGACGGTAAGACACCGCTCGTGGAAGCCGATGGCCGTCCTTACGGTGGTTGTTACGTCAATGCCGTGCTCGACATCTGGTGCCAGACCAAGAAGTACCCTGGCATCCGTTGCTCTTTGCAAGGCATCCAGTTCGTACGCGATGGTGATGCCTTCGCAGGTGGCGGCGTAGCCAGCGACGAGGACTTCGAAGACCTCTCGGATGGTGCCGACGCTCCGGACATCGGCAGCGCTAAAGGAACAGGCGGCGGGTTCGTCTAAGTCTTGTGTCTTAGACCCGTTTAGCCGGGCGAGGACGGATTTTCATTTGCATGTTTACCCGTCCTCGTCACTTTTACCTTAACAATATGGAGCAAGATCATGACCGAAGGAACCAATGCAGGCAAAGTCCTGAACGCCCTTATGGAGCGCGTCGAGAGACTCGAAGAAGAGAAGAAGGCACTACAATCCGATATCAAAGACATCAAGGCCGAAGCCAAAAGCCAAGGCTTTGATCTGAAGACGTTCAACGAGATGTTGAAGCTTCGCAAGATGGACCCTGAAAAGCGTCAAGAAGCGGAAGCTTTGCGCGATATGTATATGAACGCTCTCGATCTGATTTAACCATGAGCAGTGAAAGCACAACCATCTCCTACGACCTCCATATAGAGGAAGCGGAGACAGCAGACGCATGGCTGATCGAGATTGACGGACGCAGATATTGGATGCCGAAGTCGCAATGCGAGATAGACGAGAAGCGCAAAGAAATCACCGCGCCGGAATGGCTCTTAGAGAAGAAGGATTTGTTATGAACCCATTTATGTCAGGAGTAGCATCAGGTTGTTGTGCAATAGGTTTATTTTGCAGTTTTGCGCAACCTGAATCAGCTCAAGTGTTCGCTTTGCTTGGTTTGGCGCTTTTTATAGGAGCAAAACAAGAATGACCACGAAAGATGATTACCGACCGAGCAACATCAACCTCGAAATTTTCCCAAACAAGATTTACTTCTTGTCTTGGAAGCAGCACGGCCACGTAAAATCGAAGCTCTTGAACAAGAGCAAAGCCTTCGCTCTGGTCAATGATATGAACATAGACAAAACCATCCGCGACGAGGTTCTGAAAGCTTTTAGAGCAGGAGCAATAATATGAGAGTTGTAGATTTTATACTAGGATATAAAAGAAAAGCACCGGATTATGCCGATATAATGACAGTCGCTGAGTTTAAGGAAAATTGCGAAAGCGGAGGTTTCATTGATTATGATGGTTTTGGTCATCCCGTTCGGGGAGGCTTCGAAAACGATGATATAGAAATCTGTCCTTCTGGACTTAGCGAAATACCTACACACGCTACACATATCGCTTGGTACAACCGATGACTATCACTCTCTCCCCCGAACAGGTCATCGCGTTCGACCGGATCATGAAGTGGTTCGGCGAGCCTGACGTGCAGACCTTCGCCCTTGCTGGTTATGCCGGCACGGGGAAGTCCACGCTCGCCAAGATGATCGCGGCTGAGTGCGGGAAGACGATCTACCTCGCCTATACAGGTAAAGCCGCCAACGTGCTCCGCGATAAAGGCTGCCAGAACGTGTCCACCATCCACGCCGCGATTTACGATCTTGTGGGTGAAGACGAAAACGGCAATCCGATATTTGACCAACGTGACAAAGGCGAAATACAACTTCACCAAGCCGATCTTGTCATTGTGGACGAGTTCTCGATGCTGCCTGAAGAATTGGTGAACGACCTCGAAGCATCGGGCGCCAGGAAGATCCTCTATCTGGGCGATCCCTTCCAGCTCCCGCCTGTCAACGGCGAGTGCCCGATCGAGCCTGACTTCTTCCTCTCCGAGATCCACAGACAAGCCTGGGACAGCCCGATCTTGCGCGCTGCAACGAAGGTGCGCCTTGGTGATACTTTATCGTTCAGTGATGAAGGCGCGTTCTCTTATGTGCAAATGCGAACAGGCACGAACCGCGATACATATTTGAACGCCGAGCAGGTTATCTGCGGGCGCAACCTCACGCGCAATGATTTCAACAAACGCTTTAGAAAATTCCTTGGCTTCGAAGGCAACCTGCCCCGCGAAGGTGAAAAGATGATCTGCCTCAAGAACAACAAGAAGACAGGCGTGTTCAACGGCATGATTGATTACGTCAAGGCGGATGCGCGAGAAGGCATCGGCGCGATCTATCTGCTCGACTTCGGCTATCACCGCAATCTGGAAGTCTGGGAGGGCGATGTCCTCGGTATGAAAGCGCCCTCCGGCCTGCCTTATCCATGGAACAGGTTCGATTACGGCTACGTCATCACAGCCCATAAGAGCCAGGGCAGCGAGTTCCGCGACATCGTGGTCGTCAACGAGCCGGTGGGCGGCGATGCCGAGGAGAAAAGGCGCTGGCTCTATACCGCGCTTACGAGGGCGTCGCAGAAATGCGTGTTGGTGCAGCCATGATATTCGGATCGCTTTGCTCAGGAATAGAGGCAGCCAGTGTCGCCAGTAAAGACCTCGGCTGGAAGCCCGCTTTTTTCTCGGAGATCGAGAAATTCCCTAACCGTGTGCTTGAACACCATTACCCGGAAACCCACAATTTCGGGGATATGACCAACTTTAAGGAGTGGCCTGATGCCGATATCGAATTACTCTGTGGAGGAACCCCCTGCCAGTCTTTCTCGATCGCCGGATTGCGAAAAGGACTGGATGACAGCCGCGGCAACCTCATGCTTACATTTGCGGAAATGGCTGCAAAGCTTCGTCCCTCATGGATCTTCTGGGAAAACGTCCCCGGCGTACTTTCAAGTGGCGGAGGACGCGACTTTGCAAGCTTTCTGGGACTTATCAGCGGAAGGAAAATTTCAGTCCCTAGCGGCGGTTGGGGAAAAGCCGGAGTTGTCCCAGGATATAAAAACGCCTATGGAATCGCTTACCGGATTTTCGACGCGCAATATTTCGGAGTGGCCCAGCGACGCCGCCGTGTGTTCGTTGTCGGATATCTTGGAGACTGGCGACCTGCCGCAGCGGTTCTTCTTGAGCGGGAAAGCTTGCAGGGGAATCCTGCGCCGCGCAGAGAAAAGGGGCAAAAAATTGCCCCCTGCGTTACAAACGGCCCTCCTTTCAGTCGTACAGGAAACGAGCGAGTAGAAGCTGAGGCGATGGCGGTGGCCTCAAAAGGACATTGGGATGGCGGACCGCACCCGTCTTTAACGCAGGCCACACAATCATCTGGTGGCATAGGCCAAAGCAATCAGGAACTATTTTCACAAGGCGGTGCGGGACTTGTCCCGCACCTCGTCGGCGCGCTTGACACGCAATGTGGATTTGAAAAAGCCACGCATCAGAGCATTGCAAACGGCCATCAGATGGCCGTTTCAACCCACCGCATGGTCTGTGGCGTCGCGCAAACCCTTCGCGGCGAAGGGTTTGATGCAAGTGAGGATGGAACGGGAAGGCAGAATCTGGTGCCGATTGCCATTCCCATCAATATGCAATCCGCTGTTAAAAATGGAAAAAAATCACCCAATGGAACGGGCATAGGAAAAGACGGAGATCCCGCAAACACTTTAGGCGCGAATGATCGTCATGCCGTTGCGATGGCCATACAGGAAAGAGCCGTTTGCGAAAATCCTTTAGCGGGGCCGGATGGCGTAGGGATAAGAGACGACGACGCGGCATATACCTTGGAGGCTCGAAGCGTTCCGCAATCTGTTTCGTATGGAATGGTCATTCGGCGGCTCACTCCGGTCGAGTGTGAGCGTCTGCAAGGCTTCCCCGACAATTACACGAACGTCCCCGACGAAAAAGGCAAGCCGGCGGCGGACGGACCGCGCTATAAAGCCCTTGGAAATTCCTGGGCGGTGCCAAACGTGACGTGGATATTCAAAAGGATCGACAAGATGAAGGCACTTCTTAACGAAAGACATTCAGACCTTATATGAAAAAACTCTTCGTCGATACAGAGACGTTCAGCGCCACCCCGATCCGCGACGGCACCTACGCTTACGCCGCGGATGCGGAAGTGATGCTCTTCGCCTACGCCTATGAAAGCGATCCCGTGCAGGTGATCGACATCACGGCGGGCGAGAGCATCCCGCCTTACGTCCTCGCCGATCTCACAGACCCGGAATACACCAAGGTCATCCAGCACTCGATGTTCGACCGGGCTGTGCTGCGCTACGGTATGGGCATCAATATCCCGCCCGCTCAGATATTTGACACCATGGTCTGCGCGCTCGCCCACTCGCTGCCGGGTGCCCTGCATATGCTTTGCGAAGTTTTACAAGTAGATAGTGATGAAGCCAAAGACGGACGGGGGAAAGAACTGATACAGTTGTTCTGTAAGCCCCGGCCAAAAAACCAGAAAGTCAGGAGGTTCACCCGTGAAACGCACCCGCAAGAATGGCAAGAATTCAAAGACTACGCCGGATCAGATATCAAAGCCATGCGTGCAGTCTTTAACAAAATCCCGACTTGGAATTACCGTGGTCGTGAGCTGGAACTCTGGGGACTGGACCAGCACATCAATGACCGTGGTTTCCGGATTGATAGAGCTCTGGCTGTTGCAGCTATTGAAGCGGTTGCCGAAGCGCAAGCAGGACTTGCAGATGATGTTGTCGAGCGAACCTTCGGAGAAGTTGGAAAGGCTACACAGCGTGATCGACTCCTGAAATTCATCCTTGAATACTACGATGTCGATCTTCCCGACATGACCAAATCCACGCTGGAACGCAGACTGAACGATCCTGACCTGCCGCGCGCAGTGAAAGAATTGCTCGCGATCCGGCTGGAAGCAAGTATGGCCTCGACCAGCAAATATAAAGCCCTGTTGAAGTCTGTCTCTGATGACGACCGGTTGCGGGGAACCCTGCAATTCTGTGGAGCATCCCGGACAGGACGCTGGAGTGGCCGCACGTTCCAGCCGCAAAACCTCTTCCGGCCAACCTTGAAAAACGAAGCCATCGAAGAGGGTATCGACATCCTGAAAACAGGCCATGCCAATCTCATCCTGCCCAACGTCATGGAAGTGGCGGCCAACGCCGTGCGCGGTTGCATCGTGGCATCACCTGGTAAGAAGCTAATCGTCTCGGATCTATCCAACATCGAAGGCCGGTTCGCGGCATGGGTTGCCGGCGAGGATTGGAAGATCAAGGCGTTTAGCGACTTCGACCAAGGCATCGGCCACGATCTTTACAAGCTCGCTTATGCAAGAGCGTTCGGGGTTGACCCCGAAGAGGCCGTCGGCCCCAAGCGCCAGATCGGCAAGGTCATGGAGCTTATGCTTGGTTATGGCGGCGGCGTGGGAGCGTTCATCACAGGCGCGGCATCGTACCGCATTGATCTGGACGAGATGGCAGCCTTGGCCCTGCCTGCGATCCCTGTGGACGTGCGCGAGGAATCTCTGGGCTTTTGGGAGTGGACGACCAAGAAGAACCGCTCGACGTTCGGGCTTGAGCGCAACACGTTCGTCGTGTGTGATGGTCTGAAACGCCTCTTCCGCAGGTCCAATCCGAATATCGCGGCGATCTGGGACGAGCTCCAGAACGCCTTTGTGCAAGCGATCAACAACCCCGGCAAGGCATTCCCCGTACGCCAACATATTATCATCCAGCGCGATGGAGTATGGTTGCGCATCCGCTTGCCCTCGGGGCGCGTGCTCTGCTACCCGACACCGCGGATCGATGCCAAAGGTCAGATCACGTACGCAGGAATTAATCCTTATTCAAGAAAATGGACGCGGATCAAGACCTATGGTGGGAAAATTCTGGAGAACATCTGTCAGGCCGGGAGCCGTGATGTCATGGCGCACAATATGCCGACGATTGATGTGAAGGGGTATAGTATCTTACTCACGGTCCACGACGAACTGATTACGGAAGCCCCTGACACCGAGGATTTCACGGATGAAGAGTTGTCGGCGTTGATGTCTACGAACCCACCATGGGCGGATGGTCTGCCCTTGGCCGCGGGCGGTTTCACCTCCTACAGATATAAGAAAGAATAGTTATGAGCGATAAGTACACGATCGAAGTCGAGAAGAAAGCAGGCCAGTGGTACGCGGAAACCGAAGGGTTGAAAGGTGTCGGTCACACTCTATGGCAGGCATTATCCGCTCTTTGTGGGAAGATCCGCGATCACGAGAAAGAAGACCCTGCACAGGAGAAATTACCGAATGTCTGAGATCAGGGAATCGCAGATCGAGCTTTATTTGATCGATCGGGTCAAGATGCACGGCGGTCTTGCGCCCAAGCTTAAATGGATCGGGCGTAACAATGCGCCTGACCGGTGTGTCATCCTCAACGGTCATACGATCTTCGTAGAAGTTAAAAGACCAGGTGCGCTCCCGACACTCGCACAAGAACGCGAAGCCGAACGCATAAGATTCAGAGGCGGTGACGCCCGCTTCGTCAACACATACGAGATGGTGGACGATCTCATAAGGAGTTGCCTTGCTCGGCCCTGAGAACCTCCACCAGTACCAGCGTCAAGGTATCCAGCATATCGTGGATAACGCACGTTGCGCGATCTGGATCTTCATGGGCGGCGGCAAGACAGCGACCGTGCTCACAGCGCTTGACCGGCTCAACCTGGTCGAGGACGTGTTCCCGGCCCTTGTGCTTGCTCCGCTGCGTGTCGCCCAGAACACTTGGCCTGACGAGCCCGCCAAATGGAGTCATTTGAAACATTTACGTGTCAGTGCAGTGGTGGGCGACGAGAGCGAGAGATTGACTGCCTTACGGAAGCCCGCTGACATATACACTACGAACTACGAGCAGATACCGTGGCTGGTGCAACTTTACGGCACCAAGTGGCCCTTCAAGACCATCGTGGCCGACGAGGCTACCAAGACGAAATCGTTCCGGCTTAGACAAGGCGGTAAGCGTATGCGCTCTTTAGGGAGCATCGCCCACCGCTATTGTAAACGCTTCATAGAGCTGACAGGCACGCCGTCCCCGAACGGCATCAAGGATCTATGGGGCCAGATATGGTTTCTGGATGAAGGCTTGCGCCTGGGGCGGACATTTTCCATGTTTGTCCAGCGCTGGTTCAAACTTGGCTATGACGGCTTCACCATGGAGCCGTTGCCGGGCGCGCAGGCCGAGATCGAAGAAAAGTTGCGCGATATCTGTATGTCGTTCGACCCGAAGGATTACTTCGATTTGAAAAAACCGATCGAGACGCCTGTTTATATCGATCTGCCGCCGAGAGCGCGCAAGCTCTATGGCGATATGGAGCGTGATATGTTTATGTCGATCGCGCGCGAATTCATCGACGAGGATGTGGAAGTCGAGGCTTTCAACGCTGCAAGCCGAACAGGAAAATGTCTCCAGCTGGCGAATGGAGCGGCTTACCTACACGGAAAAACAGACGAATGGGAAGAGGTCCACAATGAAAAAATTAAAGCTCTGGAAAGTATTATCGAAGAAACAGGAGGCGCTCCGCTCCTGATTTCATACAATTTTGTGTCGGATGTCGCTCGACTTAGCCGAGCTTTCCCTTATGGCCGGATGTTGGATAAGAAACCGGAAACTATCAGGGAATGGAATGCAGGGCGCATACCAATATTATTTGCACATCCAGCGAGTGCCGGACACGGGCTCAACCTTCAAGATGGCGGACACCACCTTGTATTCTTCTCGTCGGGCTGGAACCTTGAGCTCGACCAACAAATCATTGAACGTATCGGGCCTGTCAGACAAAGACAATCCGGTTACGATAGACCCGTCTTTATCTACCGCATTGTCGCGCGAGGCACGGTCGAAGAAGACGTTATCGAACGATTGAAAACCAAAGCAAGTATACAAGAAACCCTAATGAATGCGATGAAGGCACGAACATGACACAAGACAATATAAAACCAGCTGATAAAATAAAAGTCGGATTCCACCAAGAACAAGATGGTACGTATACCGCGTTCGTGCAGTTCAAGAAACTGCCCGATGAAGCGGCTGCCATCAACGCAGCAGAATGGATCGCTAATTTGCTACTTGAAGTAACGAAACCCAAAAGCTCGATTATTCAATGAAATACCGCGTCCGCTTTGTATCTTTTGCTAAACTGGACGATGATATGGTGTCCAGTACACTCATGCCGGGGCAGAGCGCCCAGGACTGGCAGATAAAATTGTTGGAAGAGTATGTTGAATATTTGAAACAAGGGGGAACAGATGCGGAATCGGAATTCATTTAGACGGGATGTATGCTTCAGATCTTACTGCGATGCTTTAACCATAAGAGGGACTGCCCGCCAGATAAAGGAACGTTGGGAAGCCTTGGGCGACGAGGCCGAAAAAGCCGGAGATCGTGTGACCGCAGAACGCTTTAAGCAGCAAGCCGAACATTATTTAAAGCTTGATTTAGGGCTAGTATAAAAACTAGTTGCATTTAGTTTCTATTCGTGTATAGTACCCTTACAGTCAACTGAAAGGGTACACATGAACTGGGCAGCCAAACAAAGACAAATTTTTATAAGAGAGAAGCTCAACGAGACGGGCCAGATAAACCGTGCCGATATTATGGGTGAATTCGGTATAGGCATCGCGCAGGCCAGCATTGATCTTAGTATCTTCAGAGAGAAAAACCCGAAATCGGTTGTGTATGATCTGAAAGATAAAACCTACAAAAAGAAAGGGAAGCTGAAATGATCTACACAATCGGAGCAATATTTCTAGCGATATTCCTGCTTTGCGTTGGGTATATTGCGCTCATGAAACTAGCAGGAGAATGAAGATGGTCGAAAGTAGTCCAGAATATTACAGCTATTTTGCCGCCGGAGACGGTTACGCAATGTCAGGTGTGCCAATAATTATTCCAAAGGTGTTTAAGCAATGAAGAAATATTTAGATTTTTTTATGTGCATTCCGTTTGTGGCCTTGGCTGGTGGCGGAGTATTATTTTTCCTTTGGGGGTGGATTACAATTGCGCGCATGTTTTGGCTTGAATTTGGCTGGTTGGGATTATCTGGAATCGTGATTCTTGCATGGTTACTTATTGGCTTAATTTACTTTTCATCAAAATACACAAACTGGACAGGCCCTAAATGAAAGCTCGCATACAATTTTACAAAGCCGTACACGGCGTCACTGGAAGAAATATGAACGTCGATATTGGTTATGAATTTGACCAGCGTAAACAGCGCAAGGCGATCAACGAGTCACTGGAGCAAAAGGGAATTAAGGAACGCAATTATACGATTTTGGAGGTGCGGTGATGGAACGTGATTACGAGATAAAAAACGCAATTATTGAAAGCGTAAAACTGGATATTGGAGATCGTGGATTTTTACAAGGTTGGTTAATACTTAATTACGGCGGTACGGGTCAGGGCTTTGGTGGATATGTTCTATATTTACCGAAATCATTTTCTAATCACAAACTTGAAAGCGTTGCTGGCCACTTTATCCAAAGATGTATGGAGATTGCAGACGTAGGTGAGTGGTCAAAAATGGTTGGGAAAACCATTCGCGTAAAATGCAACGATAGCCAAATTAAAGCAATCGGACACATAGTTAAAGACGATTGGTTTTGTCCGTCTGATGACTTCAAAGCAGCAAAGGAAACAGCATGACACATGATTACGAAGCAGCTTTGAAATGGATAGACAATCCACAAGTTTACGTCCCGTATGATGAGAGGCAAACAATCTGCCACGCATTGGAGCGCATGTCAGAGATCGAGCGGGGGAAGTGTGTTGTAGTTCCCAAGGAGCCAACTGTTGAAATGCACAATGCTGGTTGTGTGTTTTCGCACGCTAAATTGACAGTAACAAGCGATTGCCTACTACGTCTGGAGCCAGCAACTATTGATCCGTCTAAAATTTACAAAGCCATGATCGCAGCAGCGCCGAAGATGGAGGATTAGGGATGGAAGGAACGATTGCAATATTTGTCAATCCTCGCGGCGACGTAATAGCGACTGCCTGTGATTTTGAAAAATCAGGGTTTGGCGGATTTACGCTGGAGCGGGCGCAAGAAATACGATGCAAAAACCAGATTAATCGAGAGGTTGTTGCCGCGTATTCATCACCCGATCTTGCGGACAATATCGACAGCTACACTTGCGAACGCATTGTAGAAGACCTTTTGCGTAAAGGATTTAAACTTCAATACAAACATATAAAGGCCACCCCCGATGAGCAATGAAACGAAGATGATGGAATGTCCAATGGAAAACTTACGATCTACATTTGGCGAGAGAATAAAGTTTTTGAGGGCAAATTCGAGAGAAAGCTTGCAAGATGTGGCCACAGCTATCGGATGCTCAAAGGCTCATTTGCATGACATTGAAGCAGAGAAAAGTACCAATCCGTCGATTAATTTAATTAGATCGTTGGCTATCCATTTTAGGGTTCCAATCGCCGCGCTAATTGAAACCCATATTACGGCACAATACACCCGCCCCGCCGCGCCCGTGATTGATGCGGGGGTGGATGAGCCGCCTGTATATACGCTAAAGGGTATTGATATTGTTTTACGCCAAGGTATTGCGTCAGAAAGCCATGACTTCAAACACCAAAAACTATGCGAGGCATTAGATTTTCTGACTATATATAAAGAAACAAAGATGCCATCTGAGGCGAACGATCTATGGTCAGTTTTTGAAACCGATAGCGGAAATACGCCAGTAGAAGAAGCGATTGGTTACATCGGATATTTGTCCGGCGTCAAAGATACTAATGAATTGAAACCAGCACACAAGGCTCGGTTCGATGCAATAATGCAGATTTTAGAACGTGATTTTAAACGTATTGACCCCAACCCCCCGCCCTCAAAGCAACCCGCCACGGATGCGGTTTTAAATGCTTGGAAAATCATAGAACAACAAATCGCTCATTCAATAAACCCTATAAATAGAGAGCCTGAATTTGAAGATTTATGTTTTGCAAAATCCGTTGTGAGAGCCGCCCTGTCCGCCGAAAAACTGGACGCAGAGGCGTTGAAGCGGGACATGAAAGAAGCGGCCATACAAAGCGATCCCGTGTTTGATTTTTTAGTCGGCGGCACGATAGAGTGCGTTATCGACTACCTAAAAGCCGCCCACCCACAACTGTTTAAAGGAGAATGAGGGTTGTAGCCATCCATGCGAAATATCAATACTTGAAGATATAGTTTACGATACAATTGATTACCTCGCCGCCAACGGCATGATTAAGGGGCAGGATTTGGCGAAGACAATAACTGTAGATTTGGAAACCATAAAAGACACTTTAAACTACGTTGGTGAAGAGTGCCGTTTCGACCATCATGGATATTGTCAAGAACACAGCTTACAAGAAAAAGAACATTGTTTTGTAAGGAAATTAAAAGAAGCCGTTGCGCGGAAAATGAGGGGGGAGTGATGGACGATAAAAACGTAACCTCATGGCTTTTAATTGCCAGTTTGTATTTTATAGGGTTTGGGCTTTATGCAATTGCGGAGGCCCTTAAATGACGACCGCCAAGCAGATGAAACGGTCGTTTCTCGCGGAACCTGAAGCGGCGTAGGGAACGTTAATTCACTACGATCGCGGACGTATCACCGAAAGACAACGTCAACAAGATAATAACGCCTGCAACGAACGCGCCGCCGATCAGGATTTGTTTTTTATACTTGGTGTAAAATTCTTTCATAATTTTCTCCTATATAGACCATTCATATTGAGGTTTGTTGCCTAGTAATACTCTACATTTATCAATAATTCTTGCTTGGCACACCATATATTCCCCTATTGCATCGTCGGTTTTAACGGGAGGTGCACACTGGGTGCATTCTTGTGCCTCGTCATTAACGATAATGTGCCCGCAACCAGTCAACAGCGCCGCCAGTGACAGTGCCAATACAACCGTTAGAAGGTATTTTTCGAATTTCTTTGGATGCAAGATCATAACCTCTATCTATCCCTTCGTTAACTATCCGCGAATCCTTTGCTGCGTTCGCTTGAGCAAGCTCGTAGGCCGTTTTGCAATCCTTCTGGCCCTTCTCGTAGGCACCCCATAAAAGTGCGACCAAAGCAACGATACAAGCTAGCAGGACGTACGGGTTCTTAGGCATATCTCCTCGCAAGCAACCCTATAAACGCTGCAAGAGGCATATCCGATTTCAGCGAGTTACATTCCTGGCAGGCGGCGACCATGTTGAATTTATCCCCTATTTTGATTACCGACTTGGGGATGATATGCTCTCTGGTAGCGGTTTTCAGGTTGCCCAAAGCCAATGTCATATCATCTCCGCAGTAGGCGCATTTTCCAGCTTGTTCGTTGAATAATTTTACAAGCTGGTGTTTGCGTTTCATTTCTTTCGCAGATCCCAGTACCTGACAGGGCCGATATCTACATGCACAAATGTATCATAATCCCCGATACCTGTAAAACCGGCAGCTTTTGCCATGGCTTTCAACTCTTTCCGGTCAACTTTGTCCGTAAGCCTGATGTCGAAGGCTTTGCCTTCCAGATGTTGTGACTTTGGCGC